CAGCGTTTGCCGGCGTTGCGTCGGGTCAGCGACCGGGTGCGCCTCGAAATATGCGCGCGCCCGTTCCGGGTCCGTGGAAGCCAATTCCACCACGACATTGTGCGTGATGCTGTCGGCAAGATCTTGGCGGCGTTGCGTAGTGAGGACTTCGCCCCATCCGTTCAGTTCCCCAAGCCGCGTTACCGCCGCATTGGCGGAAGCGAGGTTGGCGTGCGCGTTGCTGCGCTCGTCGGCGGGGTCTTCACCGGCCAGTATGCCGTCGATTACATTGCGGCTCGCGACATCGGCAGCCGCGCCAATTGCCGCGAGCTGAGATTCGCGCGTCTGGTTGGCGGCGTGCTCGGAGATTTGCCCTAGGGCGCTTTCGGCGCGGGAGCGTAAGGCTTGCTCGGCCAACGCCCGCGCGCGCGGATTGCGCACATTGCCCAGGGTTGACACCGCAAGCTCGTCGATTCCGGCCTCGGCTTGGGCGCGCTGATTGACGGCGTTTTCGCCGCGTTGAGTGAGGTAGCCCTTGGGGCCGTACAGCTGATCGCGCAAGGCCGCCGCATAGGCATTATCAGCTTGCAGCGCTTCGGTGCGGGCTTGCTCTTGATCGATCTCGTCGGCCGCGTGCGCGACCGCATCCAGTCCTTGGCCCACGGCCCCGAGCGCTTGCGCTTCACGACCTCCGAACGCGCTCGCATCGGCTTGCACGCGGCGATAGCCTTGGCTTGTGTCCAGCGAAACATTGCCGCTGGTTGGAAGTACAGGAACGCTAGGCATTACAACCAATGACCTCCACCACCACCGCCGCCGCCACTACCGCCGCCGCCACCGCTGCCGCCACTGCCGCCGGATGCGGTTGGCGCGACCACAACGTAAGAAGTCATCCAGCCGTAAGAGGCTGAATTGACCGTCTCAATGTCATTACGCGAGGTGACGCAGGTTGCGCGCTTGCGCTGCACCATGTGAGCCGGGCGAAGGGTTAGCCGCCGCGGCGCGGGACGAGCCCGCAAAGCAAGATCGAGGCGCGGTTCGGTCGCTATTGTTCTGGACATGGCGTACAGAATAAACGACCCCGAAGCGAAGCGGGGTTAGCCTAAATGCGGATTGCGCGACCGTTAAATATCGAATCGATGGCCGGCTCGCCTCCCACTTTGATAGGCTGCGACTTATACACGTTTACTTGGTTAGTCGGCCCCGGCTTCGGCGTCTGCGGGTGCGTCTGAATCCATTGCTCCGATATGTTCGCACCGCCTTGGAGTAATTCTCCCGTCGCGCCAAGATATCCGGCCTTGAGCGCGCCCTTGGCGCTTGAGCGCGACATCATCGCGCTATCGAGGAAATCGGCTTTCTGAACATCGAGCTGCTGCTTGGCGTTGATCTGGTTCTTACCCATAATCGAAAGATCGCCATAGCCGGTCGCGGCAATGGAAGCGTCCAGATCGCCAGGGGTCCCGAAGAAGGCGTCAATCCCCATGCCGCCGGCCTTAACCCGGCCTTCGGCGCGTTCCGCCCGGATACGGTCGCCAAGCGCGCGGCGTTCAAGCGCGGCTGCGTCGTCAACCTTGGCCTGTTGATCCTCGGTGCGCTGCGCGTTCTGTTGCGCAAGCTGCGCATTGAACATGTCCGCCTGGTATTGGGCGCGGCCTTGCTGAATGGCGGAATAGGCTTTGACTGCCGTTGACGCGGCTGTCATGGCCATCATAATTGTGGCAGGTTCGCACACCTTACGCCGCCTTTCTTTGCGCGCCGGCGCGCGTCCAGGTGAAGGGGAGAAAGCTTTCGCCTTCATGCGCGAACGGCGCGCTAAACTGGAAGCCGCACCATTTCAGATAGCGGATCGCCATCGCATTGCCAGCATGAACGATGTTTGAAAGCGTCTCATATTGGGCTTGCATCCGGGGTAAATAGGCGCTTGTGCCTATCAATATCTTGCGCGCATGGCGTTCGATGCCGTCAACGCCCAACATCCAAGGCGCGCCTTCATCGCCAAGTAAGCCGTCGGCGGGGCCGACGCCAAAGATGCACTGGGTTTGCCCGTCCGCTTCAGCGGCAAAGCTCCAATCGGAAAGGGCGACGCCATTCTCCAAGGCTTCGCGCGGACCGTGACGGCCAAGCAAGCGGCACTCCAAGCGATCGGGCGCGCGCATATGTTCGGCCACATGCGCGATGTCGGCGCTGGTCGGAGGGCGAAATAGGATCATTCCTCGCTCGACGCCCGGCTCGCGCCCCAGGGCGGGCGCATCAAATCGAATTGCTCGGGCCGGGGCTTGTAGCCCTTGGACGCGGCGCGCCCGGCGCGCACAAGCGTCAGCCAATCGGCGATTTGCTCCTCGGTCGCGGCTGCTTCGCCGAAATCTGCTGCGCTATCCGCCATCATGGACCCCCGATTACCACGTCCTTCGCAATGGTAAGCACTTCCATTGGCAAGGGATAGGATTGTCGCACAAGCACGCGCGCGTCGGAATCCCAGCCCCCGTCAATGGTGGCTTTCAATATACCCGAATACGCCAGCACGGGGTCATCCCACGCTTCGCCGTCGCCGCGCGACTTGATGTCGATGATCTTGTCGTCGCGCGAGACTTGCGCGATTTGCAGCCCGCGCGAATAACGCACCCGCAACACAATCTCATTGGTGGCCACGCGCCGGCCTTGGGGGGCGCCGGTTTCGGTTTGCCCGGCAAACGGCAAATCCTTGATGTCGCAGGTATAGCCAAGCCCAACATGAGCCTGACCGTTGGCGATCATGGCCGTCGAGAGCGTGATGCGCCCGCTCGCCACCGTGAACGGCCCTTGCACATTGCCATCGACCAAAGCCGTGACGCTTTGGCCTTCCAGATGCCAAAGCCCGGTCACGGTCGAGGTCGAGGTCACGCTTGTAAATGTGACCATGCTGTCGAGAAAGCGCGCCGCGGCGATCTCCTCGGCATCGCCATCCCAACGCGGGAGCAGGCGCTCGATATAGCGCTTGGTTTGCGAATTGATCGTGCGCTTGACCACGAGATAAACATCGTCTTGGTCGGTTCCCTCGATGGTGCAGCAGCTTTCCACAATGCCGTAGGTCGTGGTCCCGAACGCGCCGGCGACATAGTGCGCGCTCCATGCAAATGTGTTTTGATCGTCCACGAAGGTCAGCGCCAGCAAGACGCCATCGTCGCGCACGCACCACACCACCGAGTCCGGGTCTTGCTGATAGCACCAATCGACAATGGTATGGCCGCGAAACAGGTGCGGGGCGAGCAGGGTAAGATCGTTGGAGCGATAGCCGTCGCGCTCGAAGCTGTAGCCAAAGGCGCGTATGGCCGCGCCTTGGCGCTGCACATGCAGCACGATATCGCCGATCACGATCGGGGGCAGGCGGCGCGAGCCGCGCGCGCTATGGCGCTTAACCACAAGCGAGGCGGGGGTGATGAATTGCGTCACCCCGCCGCCTTCGATGGTGTACTCGGCTTCGCTAGTGAACGCGCATAGCTTTTTGGTTGAAGCCAGCACATTGACCGCGTTGACGCCTGGGCGCAAATCCAAGGTGACGGCATCGTCAGCCTTGGCCGGAACCGAGACGTTCATATTGTAGTAGAGGTTGGACACAGAGAGCCACACCCCGCCGGGGATGTTGGTTGTTTGCGCCCAAGCTGATCGGCCTTCGTGAAAGCTGACCACGCACGGATAATTGCCGCTCGATCCGAACGGATTGCGCGACGTCGGGGGAACATCGCCGAGATCGGGAAGGATGTTGTCATCCTTGAGCGAGGTTCCCGTGGTTCCCCCGATCAGCCCGTAGATGCCGCCATCGTCCTTGTAGACGATATAGCGCTCGGCGCCCGATGCGCCGGTCCAGCTCACGGTGTTGTAATTGCCCGCGACGGTGAGGTCATTGGTGCAAGTCGCCGCCGACGTGGGCAGGCTTTCCTCGCCTGTGTCTTCGTCAATCGCGGTGATCTTGTAGGAATAGGTGGTGGCGCCAGCGCCGACCGTTGCCGTTGCCGTTGGACTTGTTGGCGCGGCTTGGGTTGCCGCGAAGGTGATGGTGGTGACTGTCCAGCTTGCGTGACCTGTGCGCGTCAGCTTGCGCGGCGCATAGGAGATGTGCGCAAGCAGCATCGTGTCTGCGGTTTGCGCGTAGCCTACGCCAAAGACTTCGGTGTCGGCATAAGGGAAAGTGAGCTGATAGAGGCGCGAGAAATTGCCCCCGCTTGTGTAGGCGGTGTATGACGTGGTGTTGACCGCGTTGCCCCACATATCTTCAAGCGTGAAGGTGTTGGCGGTTGCATTGCGCAGCGTGAACACACGCCCGTCGAGCAATTCGGTCATGCCGCCGATCGAGGCGGGGAAAATCTTGTCGCCGTTGCTCCATCCATGCCCGGCGATGGTGACAACGCCAGGATTGGCCTGGGTAATGCCGCCCGTGATGTTCTTGGCGGTTTCCAGGATTTGGCCCTGATCCATGATCGGGCGCATGATCGCCTCGCCCCATTCAAGCACATAGGCTTGCGTGGTCGAGAATTGAAACCCAACGATGCGGGTTTGTTGCGAGCTGTCGCGCACCTCGCCAATGAACTCGGTTCCGGCGCGGTTCATTACCCCGCCATACTTGGTCACAAGGCAATTCTTGCACAGCGAAAGCGAGAGCTGGTACTTCTCAAGATCGGAGCGCCCGAACAGGGCCTCGCCGATCTCGCCGCCTGAAAATCCGGTTTGAGCTACCCGCGTGGGCATAAGATCAGCGCCCCTGTATCCAGTCGGGAAGGGCTTCGTCGGCGGTCTTGATGTAATGTTGTTCGGCTGCGCCGCAGGCGATGGCGTGCATCAACGCGCGCGCATAACCGCTAAGCGTTACATCGAGCAGGCGGTTTTCTTGCCGCAAGGGCTGCACCAGCAGATGCGCAAGATGCCAGGCCATCGCATCGGTAAAGCTTGGCGTGAACTTGGAGACATCGGTCTCTTGCTTGACATAGACCCCGCGCGCGGTCGGCTCGTCGCAATAGATCACATCGCCTTCGCACTCAAAGCGAATGGGGTAGCGCGGATCGTAAGCGCCATAGAGCGGCAGGATATAGCGAAACGAAAAGCAATCGCTCGGGCGCACATAGGCGTAGGTGAAGTCAACGGTGCGGTCGTTGTCGGTCTCTTCCAGGGTGAGCGTGCGCTTGGCGTGGCGCCAGATGATCGAGGGCTGCTCGGTCACATAATCGCGCGCGTGCGGGTATAGCTCATTGGCCCAGCGCGCCTCGGCGCTGCTTTCAGACAGCGATTCGATGCGCGATTGGCCAATATGGGAGAGCGCAAGGTTTGCGATCTGCGTCGTGGAAGAGGCCATGGCTTAAGCCTCCAATTACGCGATATACCCGTAGAGTTCGATCAAGAACTTGCCCGCCGTAAACGTGCCGCCCGCTGCGCCGGCCCCGTTGGCGATATAGAGATAGTCGTTAGCTGGGGGCACTGTCGTCATGCCCTTGGATGCGCCGCTCGTCCAAGCGCCGCCCGACGTAATCAGCACGGTTTCGGTGAGACCCGTGACAAGCGCGTCCTGGGCGCCGGTGGATTCATTGGCCGAGTAAAAATCTATGTCCGCCGATCCCCCCGCGGGGACCTCAAGGCATGTCACCTGACCGCCAACCATGGCGCCATTGAGCGCGGCGGTAATCTGCCCCCAATGACAATCGACCGCGCCGCCAGTGTTGCCGATGATGTCCAGGTCCGTGGCGCTGCCAACAAGCCCAGTCAGATCGACAACAATGCGCGTGGTTACGAGCGTGCCGTTGCGAAGATAGCCTACCGCATACGTTTCCGCCGCCGATACGCCCGCGCCCTTGGTCAGCACGGTGACGGAATCGTCAAGCTTGTTAAGCTCCGATGCTGTGGAGTTCACCCCGAGATTGACCAAGGCGGTAGCGCGCGCTGGCAAATCGGCGAGATTGTTCGCCGGGATAAGCTGCTCCGTGGTCATCAGCTCAGAGAGCGTGAGCCCATTGGCGGGATTAGTCGGCATTGTTATTCAGCCTTTGCAGTCCGCCTGCGCGGGGCGGGGCGGTCAATTGCCGGCGCAACTTGCGGCGCCGGGCTTGCGACCTGGTTTGGATACAAGCCCGCGAACGCGGCCGATCCCGCCATCCCAGAACGTGGGGGCGAGATCGAGCCGTTGGCCGCCGTTTCCGGCGCGTTCACGGTCTTGCGTTTGTTCGCGGCCACCAATGCCTCGACGCGCTCGAATGCAGCCTCGTTGACAGGCTCCATCCAATTGCCGGGCTTGCCGTCGAAGTCGAACTCTTGCCCGTTCTCCACGCGCGTCATAACATACGGCTTGGGGGCGGGAAGAAACCCAACTTCGACTGCACAGCGATAACGAGGCATTGGCGTATTCACGATTTAGCTCCTTATTAGAACGAGTTGGTCTCAGCCGCGTTTTGGTTATACGCGGTCCAATCGTCGGGACGATCGGTCAGGAAGCAGGTGACAGCGCCACCGGCCGAGAACGGGGCAGTGGCCACGTTGTATTCGACTTGCAGATACCGCTCCATATTGACGCGCGGCAGCGGCACGGCGAAGCGATAGCCGGCGGTGATCGACGCAACCGCAACGGTCGAGATCGCTTGCACGATCAGGGCGGTTGAAGTCATGCCTGTGTTGTTGTCGCCAACCAGCTTGACCGAGAGCGTGGCCGAGCCGGTCGATGTCGGCGTCGCCTCGATGCGGCCAACCA